TGATTGCATCAATCGTATGCTTAGTGCCTCGTGACTCCCCATCCCAAATAATTACAGCAGCATCTGCATACTTGACCATTTCAATGTTTCTGAGTATTCCAGCTTTTTTACCTTGACTTGCCCAGTCAGGGATAAACTGAGTAACAATAATGCCTCTATTGTTGGCCCAAACTTCTCCTAAGCGATCCACGCCTCTAGTACTCCCTGAAACGATTTCAATGATATCGTGGACATAACCTGACCGTTTGATTGAGAAATCAATTAGGTCATAGTCAGAGATGGATCTAGACCCCGCTATTAAAAGTTTCATGTTAACTTAGTAGAACCGTTTCTAGTTGGTTTAAAAGGTCTAAAGCATCAGCAAACTTAACACCGGTTAGTTTGTGAAACTTACGTCTGGATAATTTTTTTAGTCTGAAGTGGATTTGTTTCCCCATCCCATCATCGTCTCGTTCCTGTAAGGGAGGGTTAGCTTTATAAACGGTAACTTGACCTTCTACATACTTCTTCATTTCTTCTTCTTGTGTGACCTACAGACACGCTCACACGCCTTCTTTTTAGTAATCTTCCTAGGCTTTCTACTAACTCCTGGCGCAGTAAAGCCCATTTCTACACCATCACGGAGAGTGTTGACAGCAAGTGACTGTCGTTTAGTCACTTGCTGATGACAATGGAAACAAACTACTTTCTTATAGCTGTGGCCATTGGAACTTGATTTTTTAAGATATCTCATTAGCCTTAGTTTTTAATTTGTTAGCACTACGTTCTAATGCTAGTAAGGTTTTACCTTCCTTATCAGGCGCTCCTCGCTGAAGCCTAATAAGTCCGGCGGCACCACCGACGCTTAGTCCTAACTGAACTAGAATACCTAGGAGTGCTTCCCAGTCAATTCCACTTTCAGACTTAACCTCAGCAAGTGCAAGATTGTAAAGTTCTTTGCCTTCTTCGTAAGCCTTTTTACCTTCGGAGTACTCAGACTTTAGTTCTTCTAAAAGCTTAGAAAAATCTTCGGGCTTAACATTTCCGGATTTATAATCCTCAATAAGCTTTTCAATTTTTCTTTCGGTTAGAACAAGAGCTTTCCCAAGCTCAATGATAGCTCTAGCTTGGGAATCCAGTTTAGCTGTTAATTCAGGACTCGGTGCTTTACAAGACTGCATAGTCATGGTCGGGATCGCGAGTGCGAACAGCAAACTTAGTGTAATCAGTAGTTTTTTCATTTTTTATATCTCCTTCTAAGACTTTGTATGTAGGCCTGGGAAGAAGAAAAAAGCTCCTAGAACGCTACTGTGATTCAATCTGTAACATCCTAGGAGCCTAAGGCGGGGCTAGACAGGAGGCATTGCCAGGACTAAATTATCCCTGCAACACCTCCATTATACCTAGACGCTTGTGATTTTTAACTTTATTACTCTTTTTTTAGGAGCTTTGGGGGGAACTTCCCCACAATAACAAAGTCATAAACATGCACTCCAAAGGCTACCTCAGCAGTATAACCACTAATTAAACCTACTAGTTTCCCGTGTTCATCACAAAAAACTGGAGAACCGCTGTATCCTGGCCTGATCCTAATTGAAAAGTCGGCCAACCATCTTTTTTCGCTATCAAGATAGTAAATGATACCATGAAACTTATGTCCATTAGGCATAAGTAAATAGAGCGGATCATAAAGTTTGTGCTCGTGGTCACAAAACTCAAAGCCTTCTTTATCTGATTTTTCCCAGTGAATATCCCAATCTCCCGATTGGAACGGGACTTTATCATATAAATGTAAAGCTGTTACCTTTTTATTTTCCGCGTAGAAATGAACCCCACCATCCATTCTAAAGGGGAGATTCAATTGTTTTTGGGCTGTACACCCTAACAAAAATAAGCTAATTAGAAAAGAACGCCACATTCTTACCTCCTATACGAGGTTTATCCTCTAATTTTATATAGGGATAATAAGAATGTTTAAGTTAATTTTTATTTAAAGAGATCCCCAACTAAGTACATTTTTAATGTGGAGTAAGAACTCAGGTAGAGTTTTAGTGTAAGAAGAGGCTAATGCTTCGTATGATGGAGACGTATAAGGGTCAAAGAAAGCCTCACACTCAGGGCACAAAGCTTTTACTTTATCCACAGTTGACAGCTTATCGTCAATAAAATAGGTTATTCCTAGCTGATTAATGTAATGATGTTTATATTTTGAACATATTACAAGCCCTGGAGGATAATTCAAATCTTTTAAATTTCTAATACGGTTTGGAATATAATCCTCTCTTGACATATTTGTAATATAATAAACTTGAACTCCCTCAGTATAAACTAAATCTATTAAAAGACCCTGAGCGGCTGGGTAAACATGATCCATCCCAGAATAAGAAAATTCCTGGAAAAACTTGTCTACTATATCTTTAGAGACTCCCCAGCGTTTTTCTAGTTTCCAAGCCTTTTCATCAACTAGATCTTTAACTTCTTTGCCTATATATCTTTGGAAAGTTTTGTTAAAGTCTAGGCAGACATTATCAACATCTAATCCAATTTTAATCATGTTAGAAGTATCCTATATTTTTGGCTCTTTAGATGATCCTTATACTAAGAAGTTCTTAGTTCGGATGAAGTCTGCTATACGTAAGCTTTCGCCAGATAGGGTAGTATTAGATGCTTTGTCTAATACTTTAATTCCTGGCTCTCTCATATGTTGGGAGTTAAAAATACCTTTTACTATCTTTGTCCCATGGGCTGAAGTAGCTTATAACTTAGAGGCTAAAGACGCTAAGTTACTCAAGAAGGCTTTCAAGCGAGCCTTCTCTATACTTCATTATACACTGAATAAGAGGAAAATAAAGAAGACTCACCTTAATATGCAAAAAGACTTAGCTGCTCTAGCTTCCTCAGGTATTTTTGTAGCGTCCTCTTCTTTTGATGTTGGAGAAGTCCCAGAAGGCCTAGAAGAAACTTTTAAAAATAAAATGGGTTTAGGAAGCAATGTTATTATTTTAAAGGAATAGATACTAAGGAGGTGAGCCAATGCGTTTTATTCCAGACCCTACAGATCCTGTAACCACGGGAGGAGTCGTTGCTGCTATTATTGTCTTAGTTAAGATAATTGAAAAGCTAGTAGAGATTTTAATCTCAAAAACAAAAAAGGGTGGAGATCCAGGAGAAGATTTTCTAAAAAAGTTAAACTACGTAAAGGAGAAAGTAGAAGATCTTTGGGATTGGCACAATAAAGAAGATGAGGACGGTGTAAAGAAGTGGTACAATAAAGCAAGTAGTTACCGTTCAATACAGAAAAACTCAGAAGCACTTACTAAGTGCCTTAGAAAACTTCAACAAATTGAAGATACTTTAAGTAAGGAAGGAGATGAATAGTTTTGAGTAATAAGAAACCTTCGGACCTGTGTTACTATCGTATGGTAAAATGGTATACTAAAGAACACGAGTATACCTTAGACCAACTAGAGAGTGGTGAATACTACATTACAAAATTCGATCTTGTTAGAAATAAGATCTCAGAAGGACGTTTTGTAGATGAGACTTCAGTAAAAAAGATACTAAAAAAACTTATCTTTTGGGAGTAAGAAATTCTTTTACAAAAGCATTCTTATTGTTTTCCCACCCCTCTCTAGGATAACCTAAAGAATCATGATTCACAAAAATTGGAATTACCTTATTTATTAGTTTTTTCTTTGTCGCTTGATACGTATAGTAAATATCATAAAAATCCCATAAGGCCGGAAAATAATCCGGCTTTTTTAGGTTAATCTTGTTGAGAGTAGATCCAGTGGCAGCTAAAAATAACCCGTCTAATACTTCGACATCTTTATACGGACCGAAGAAACTTAGGCTTTCCCCTTTATGCAGAACACTACCTGCCAGAGAGTTTTCACTAATATGTTTAGGTTGTTTCAGATCCTCCCACCAAACACCAGATTTAGGGATTTTTACTGCACCAGCCACTCCAACAAACCCGACTCTCGGTTGTGAGAGATTGGATAAAAGCTGTTCCTTAAGTTGAAACTTATTAGAGATAATTTCGATATCATCATGACAAAAGATAATAATTTCGTTATTTTCGTATGATATTGTAGAAAAAGCCTCAAAAATGGATTTTTTATTTTCCATTAAGTATACTTTTGCTCCGGCATCCTCTAAATAACTAAGAAGGTTCTTATTCACAGATTCGCGGGATTTGGTGGGGATAATAACTTTAAGGTTCATAATGGCTAAAAAGACCAATAAAAAAGAAGACCACTATAAATGGTATTTGGATGAGTACCAAAAGTGTAAGGCTGATCCTATATACTTCATCTCAAACTACACTTGGGTGATACACCCAATCAGGGGAAAAGTAAAGTTTAAACTTTATGAATTCCAGAAAACCATCATCGAAGCTTTGGAAGGTCACCGATTTAATATCATCCGAAAATTTAGACAGGCTGGTATTACAACGCTGTGTGCTGCTTATGCTCTGTATAAAATGATTTTCTTTAATGATTTCTCTAATCTTGTAGTTTCTATTGGAGATCGAGAATCTAGAGAATTCCTAAAACGTTTAGTTTATATGTATTATGAATTAGAGCCTTGGATAAAGCCTAATTTCAAAGAAAAGAATAAGCATATCTTACAACTAAAAGATACAGACTCAATTACTACAGCTGTGCCTTCAGCAGCTACTGCTGGTCGTGGTTTTTCTATCTCCCAACTTATTGTAGATGAGGCAGCCTTTATTGACGATATGGAAGAGTTTTGGACAGCAATTTATCCAACCATCTCTACTGGTGGTAAGGTGCTAGTTATCTCTACTGTTAACGGTATGGGAAACTGGTACCACACAAAATGGGAAGGGGCTGTAACTGGACGTAATGAATTCAATCCAATTATCTTGAACTGGAAAGATCACCCAGAATACCAAAAACCTGGGTGGGAAGACAAAACTAGGTCTAACATGTCAAAAAGGCAGTGGCTTCAAGAATATGAATGTGAGTTCTTGGGTACTGGTATGACTTTTATTGATTCTGAAATTCTCACTAGACTAAGAGATAATGTAAGGGAGTTGTCCTATACTAAATATAATAATCGTTGTTGGGTTTTTGAGGAGCCTCATCCTCATCACGACTATCTAATGGCTGTAGATTGTAGTTTAGGGAGAGGCCGAGATTACTCAGCTTTTCATATTATTGACCTATACACAGGAAATCAAGTGTTAGAATATTATTCTAATAGTATCCCATTGAATAGATTTGCAGAGCATGTTAAAGAAGAAGGTAACAGATATAACTTAGCTACTGTCGTGTGTGAGCGAAATGGTCCAGGACGTCCACTTATCGAACAATTATTTCATGTTCAAGAATATGAAAATCTTTGGATGGATGAGAAAGATTTTGGAGTACAAGTCTCAAACAATAATAGAGAATTAATTCTCTCAGACCTCGAAGAAAGTTTGAGAGACAACTGGTTTAATATAAGATCTAAAAGAACAGTTAAAGAACTTTTAACTTTTGTTATAGATGAGAAAACAGGTAAGATTGAGGCAGATACCGGTCAACATGATGATCTCGTAATGTCTCTAGCTATTGCCGCCTATGCTATCAGGAAAATTGGTCCTGCGGTTCCATTTTTCCATAACCGAGATTCAGACTTTGAAGATAAGTTAATTTTCCCCACACTAGCTACTCCTGGGTCTGACTATGATGAAGAACAGAAGGAATATTTACAATGGGTTTTGAAGTAGACGATATTAATGAATCGCTAACAACTTTCCGACAAGATCATGGAGATACGTTCGGAGAACCTCCTTTAAAATGGTGGCAGTTTTGGAAAAGGTTCTCAGCTACTGGAAGAAACTTTGATCTAAGTGGTCCTTCACCTGTAAGGGGCGATGTTATTAAAACAGATGATGTCGCATGGCCTGAAACTCTAAGAGTTGTGAAAGAAGGCCATATGGGCTTTCATCTACCACGATCTGAGTATAATAGGCGGAAGCGTTATAAAGACTACGAAGATATGGATGAGTATCCTGAAATCGCTGCGGCTCTTGATATGTATGCTGATGACGGAAGTTTGAAGGATATCAAGCGAGAGATGATTAAAGTAACCTCTACTTACGAGCCTGTAAAAAGAGAGATTCAAAAATTATTTAAACAGATTAAAATTGATGACATCGGTTGGGATGTTATACGTAACCTGTGTAAGTATGGTGACTGCTTCGTTGAAAACGTTGTTGATTTAAATAACAAAGGTGCTGGAATTAAACGTATTAAAGTCCTAAACCCAAATTATATCATTCGTATGGAAAATGAATTCGGGGAACTAAAACAATTTGCTCAAGAAGTCCCAACTAATGTAGCTGCTGGAATGGGAGGCTATAGAGGAGCAAAAGAAGGCCAGTCTTTGATTCCAATTGATAAGAATCAAGTTATCCATTGGAAGATTACAACTTCAGATATGAGATTTTATCCTTATGGGAAACCTATTACAGCTCCAGCCTCTAGAACTTATAAGTCTCTTAGAATGATGGAAGATTCTATGCTTATTATGAGGCTTAAAAAAGCTCCGCTTCGTAGGGCCTTTTATATTGATATTGGATCTCTACCAGCTAGTAAAGCTGAAAACTTCATGGATAAGATGAAGCAGAAGTTTAAAAAAGAAAAATACTTCGATTCTCAAAGTGGGAAAGTAGAGGAAAGATTTAATCCCTGGTCTGCGGATGAGGACTTCTTTATCCCAGTGAGGCCTAATTCTAAGACAGAGATTAAAGATCTTCCTGGAGTTGAAGGATTAGGTGAGATTGACGATGTAAAATATTTCCGGGAAAAAATCCTGGCTGCTATGAAGATTCCAAAGGAATACTTCTCTATGCAAGATAAAAGCACTGGTAATAGTACAGCTAGTGAGTTATCACAGATGGATATTAAATACTCCAGAGCAGTAGAAAGAGTTCAAAGAGAGTTTCTGAATGGCCTTAAGACTCTTGTTAAAAGGCACTTAGCTTTAGCTGGGTTCTCTTACACTTATATTAAAAGCTTCGATCTTGAGATGATTAAGCCAAGTGACGCAGAAGCTAAAAAGAAATTAGAGTTGGATGAACAGAAAGCTAGAACAGTCCAAGCTTTAAAAGGACTAGAGTTATTCCCAGACACTTGGTTTTATAAGGAATACTTTGGCTTGGAAGAAGAGGAAATTGAAGAAGTTCAAAAGGAAAAGAAGGCTCAAGATCTAGAAGCTCAAGAACAGGAGATGGCTATGCAACCGCCTATGATGGATATGATGGGTGGAGGGATGCCAATGGGAGGTGAAGGAGTCCCAGAAACAGAGAAAGGGGCTATTCGAGGATCTCCGGGAACTAATAACTCAGATCAATCATAAATATTAAAAAAACTTAATTTTTCTTATTTATAACTCCTATATACTTACTAGATCCAGGGTTGCAACTAGGAGTTTTTAATGTTAGATATCTTTGAAACCAGAAATAAATTCTATTCAAATATTCATCGACTCACTGATTATTTGTCTAAAGCCTTACGTGAGAATGTCGTAATACACCAGATTAATGAGCCCGCTCATAAG